TGGGGTTTTTTTATTAACAAATAGATTTTTATGCATATATTTATTAATATGAAGGACTTCAATGTACTATTCAAAGATTACTTTACCAAAACGGAAGAAGAGAAAGATGATATTCTAACATTGGTAGCATCTGCCTATATTGAAGCCTCAAGGGAATTTGGCATGAATTATTTTGATATGATTGAACATCTCAACACGATGATTGAAGATTATACTCTCAATGAAGAATATGAACAAGCAGATGGATTTAAATTAATTAGAGATAATATAATAACGGTAGTTAACGAGCACAATAATGGGAGGATGTAACTGTAAAAGAGGAAATGGTAAGTTGAACAATCTCAATGTTAAAACTTATATTGAACAAGCGAAATTTGTCGTAGAAACGATTATCGGTGCCAAAGCAATAGAAGACCTAACTGATTTGGATAAAGTGGAAATAATGGGGGTTTATGCTCTTCTATATCCAAATTCGGCAACCACTCCATCATTGGAGGAAGCAATAATCAAAATAAAAGAAGGTATAGACCGATATACCGTAAAATACAAAAGATGAAAACTAAAAGAATATCCAACGGAAAAGAATATTTCTATGAAATGAAAGCGGTATGGTTATCAATACCCGTTCATACAGAATTAAGAGAATATTCAGACAAACATGGATTGTCTTTATCTAAAGCAATCAATAAACTACTTCAAGAAAAACAATAATGAAAAGAGGCAAGAAACCATTTACCATAGAACTACTGGTTCAACGAGGAAGGATACCAGAGACCTGGTATGACGATATTATTGAGATTGGTAGTCAAGGTAAGGCTGAGGTCTCAATCGTTGTTTATATGGGAATTAATTGGGATACCCATAAGAGATTGATGGAGCGCTCACCAAAATATTTGGAAGCCGTCAACACGGCACAGAAATTATCTGAGGAATGGTGGATGGAAATTGCCCGTAAAGAATGGATTAACGGTAATTCAAAGAACATCAATTCAAACCACTGGTCGTTAATAATGAGGAATATGTTTAAAACTCGTTGGAGTGATAAGAAGGAACACGATATCACCAGTATGGGAGAAAAGATTAATGACCTAAATCAAATACAAATTGAAATAATAAAACCAAAGGACAAAGAAGAATAAGATGAAGAAATTAATATTGGGGGATTGTTTAGATAAACTCCGTGAAATGGAGGATAACTCGGTTGATAGTATTGTGACAGACCCACCATACGGATTATCCTTCATGGGTAAAAAATGGGACTATGATGTTCCCTCAACGGAGATATGGAGAGAGTGTTTAAGAGTATTAAAACCTGGTGGTCATCTATTGTCCTTTGCGGGTAGTAGAACCTATCACAGAATGGCTGTTAATATTGAAGACGCAGGGTTTGAGGTTAGAGACCAACTGATGTGGATATATGGTTCAGGATTCCCAAAATCACATAACATCGGGAAAGCCGTGGATAAGAAACTTGGAAATGAAAGAGAGATTATTGGAGAAAATCCAAATCACAGAACAAGCGAGGCGTTGTATGAACTTGGATTTCAGGGAGGAAAAGGGGACGGACAAATCACCAAAGGTAATTCAGAATGGGAAGGTTGGGGAACGGCTCTCAAACCAGCACACGAACCGATTGTCATGGCACGAAAACCCCTATCAGAAAAGACGGTTGTTGATAATGTATTGGAGTGGGGAACTGGTGGTATCAACATAGATGAGAGTAGAATAGGATATGTAAGTGATTATGATAAGAAACACCAAGAAGATATAAGAAAAGGAACAGGAACTTTCTTTGGTGGTAATGGTAATAGTAAATGTGAGCAAGTAGATATGCAAGGTAGATTCCCCGCTAATGTCCTATTGAGTGAAGAGGCAGCAGAAAACCTTGATGAACATAGTGGTATAAGTAAATCATCAGGTTCTGTTAGAAGAAAAGATACAGAAACCGACCCAACCTCAATAGATTTTAAACATAAGGAAGGTGAGATGTCCAATCCATACGCAGGTCAAGTTGGTGGAGCATCAAGATATTTCTATGTAGCCAAACCCTCAAAGAAAGAGAAGGAATTTGGTATGACAGGTGAGGATAAGATATTGAATCGTGTGAATAGTGGTGGTATTGAGAATGACCCGAAATGGAAACCTGTGGTCAGAAAGAATAGTCACCCAACCGTCAAACCAATTAAACTTATGGAATACCTAATCACAATGGTAACACCAAAAGGAGGAATAACCCTTGACCCGTTTATGGGTTCAGGTTCTACAGGGATTGCTGCTCTACAAAATGGTTTTCAGTTTATTGGTATTGAAAGAGAACAAGAGTATATGGACATCGCAGAACAAAGGATAAACTCCATATCACAACTCAAACTTGATATATGAAAATACAAACCACCGAGATATTTCAAATGTTGGAAGACAACAAGAACAAACGACTGTTAATATTTCAAGGGTCGGCTCGTTCTGGTAAGACCTACAACATCCTAATATGGTTGGTGGTATACTTACTCCAAAACCCTGGTAAAACTCTCTCTATCGTCAGAAAAACCCTACCAGCGTTGAAGGGGTCAGTATTGAGAGACCTGAAGGAAATATTAATAGCAATGGATTTGTATTTAGATTCACGATGGAAAAAACAAGAGGGGTATTTCACATTACCAAACGGTTCAACAATAGAATGGTTCTCAACGGATGAGGAACAAAAGTTAAGGGGTAGACGAAGAGATTGGTTATTCATAAATGAAGCAAACGAAATAACCAGAGATGAGTATGTCCAATTAGCCATAAGAACGACAGAGCATATTGTATTGGATTACAACCCCTCAGATTTAAACTCATACATCTATGACTTGTTGGAGACAGAACCTGATATATTTTTCCACAAATCAACATACAAGGAAAATCCGTTTCTAACAGACGAAATCATCAAAGAGATAGAATCACTCAAGGACAAGGACGATAACCTGTGGAGGGTCTTTGGATTGGGTGAGAGAGGTGTTTCAACCAACTCTGTATTCTCCAAGTACAATATCATAGAAGATGAAGAGTTTCCTGTTGATGGTGGTGTGTTGGTTAGAGCATGCGACCCGGGGTTTAACGACCCGACAGCAATCGTGGAATGTAGAATAATCAACGACTCACTATACATCAGGGAGTTGTTATATTCAAGGGGATTGACCAGTGATGATATCGCATACAAAATTGAACAGTTGGGATTTGATAGAACCGATGACTTATGGTTTGATAATGCCCGTCCTGAGATTATTCAAGATTTAAAAAGAAAAAGAATAAATGCCAAACCGGTAATTAAAAATACAATATTACACGGAATAGATTTAATAAAACGACATAGAGTTTATATTACAAAGAGTAGTGAGAATGTAATATCTGAGTTTCAAGGATATAGATGGAAGACCGATAAAGATGGTCGTATCATGGATAACCCTGTAGATTTAGATAACCACACGATTGACTGCGTAAGATATTGTCTTGAGATGTCGACTAAACCAAAAGGAAAAATTACAATTATATGATAGATTTAGTAGTAGGAGATGAGGTAGTTAAACTAAACTCAGAATTAACCATAGGACAATACCAAGCACTGGATTCCAAATCTCAGTTCTATAAAGAAAACCCCCACCAATTAATATCACTCTTTACCGGTATTCCATTTAACGATGTTAAGAACATGTCGATGGATACAGTTAAGATGATACAGGCATACCTAAACAACAGAATGTTAAAACAAGAGAAAAAAGAACTTGTAATGACATTTGAGTATTTGGGTGTGGAATACGGATTGGAGCAACACTTTGGAACGATGCCATTTGGAGCATGGGTGGATTTTGAGGTATATACATCAGACAATATCACATCCAACATACATAAGTTGATGTCCATACTTTATAGACCTATTACAAGCAAAAAGAAGAACGGTAAGTATACCATCGCCCCATACAACTCACATGAGATTGAGGACAGAGCAGAGTTGTTCAGAGACCTACCAGCATCCTATTGGTTTGCATCTGCCGATTTTTTTTTTCGAGTCGCAAACTTATACATCTC